CATAAGCTTGCCTGAATAGGGGTCACGTATAGGAAGAACCCAGGCGTCTTGTCTTGTATCCCAAACTACTCCGTAGGCATCAACGGCCTCCGTAGACAATCCTCGGGCTTCTAAAGCCCATTGTGGAGGATATGTGTAGACTGCTAAACGGGCTTCTGACATCTCAAGTACACGGGGAATTGGGACATAAGAGTTCTTAGCCTCCTCAAGCTGCTTTACCAACAGCTCAAAGTTGACCTCAATATTTTGTCGTAGCCAATCCTTAGCAGCGTCAAAATCAAGACGGCCCCACTGAGTCTCAAACTCATTGATCTCAGATACAAGCGTAAATAGGTTGCCCTTGTAGCCACAAGAGAAACAGTGATGAACGCCGGTCTCTACATTTACAGACCATGATGGGTTAGAGTCTTGACGACCCGTTCGTTCTAAGTGCATTGGGCATAACCCAATAAGCTCATCACCACGCTGGGTAACCTCAATACCCATACGAAGCAAAGCTGTTTCTACATCGCCCTCACGATACATACTTACCTACTTACATTCGTTACAATAGTTAGCGGTCCTTACATTGCCATACGCTGTTCTATACATACGGCCACAATGAGAGCAAAGTACGTCTACTCCAGCTTTTTTGTTTTCCTTACGGGCATAAGGTGAGCCTTGAGTTAACCAAATCCACATTATAAACATGCCCGAAAAGAAACCTAGGTATCCTACAAACATAACCATTAGTCATCCAATCCGATATTTACTCCAGGCATTGGGGCGGTAGCTAATGTGCCACACTCAATGCATTCCATAGCTTCAAAGTACGCTGCGACGTATCCTTCCTCATCCCAGCTAACCTTTAAGTTCCATACATAACATCCACAGGGACAGACCATTGTTGGAAAGTCCCCACGAATATCCATAGCCTGCGTGTAGTCAGGCTTTACATCAATGATGTTTTTAATTTCTTTAACCTCTTCCGGTCCCTCGGAGTTGTTCCTCCCCATATACCGTCTAAGTTTGAGGATTGCATTGCGTAGTCTAAACATTTTTCCCTAATCCAACAATCGTTACAAATTGCTTTGGCCTTGTTGACCGCTTCTAGATCTGTATAGAATTCTGGAAAGAATAGATTTGGATCTTCCTCTACGCAGAGTTGTGTGCCGTTAAAGATACTAGATTTGCTGCCCAAAACTTCCGTACTCCTCAAATCGTCCACCCTCCCAATCCCAAAGTAGGTCGCTGCTTGCTGGGCCAGAGTTACGGCTAGCTACAATACGAAGTTCACGGGATGAGTCATCATCTTCATCTTGCTTCTGTAGACCCAAAATAACATCTGAGTCCTGGAAGAATGAGGATGAGTAACCAATAGAGTCGGCACTGACTTGGCGCTTCTTCATTTTCCAAAGAAGTACCTGAGTAGATACAACCAACGGAATCTCATAGCGCTGCGCTAGACGCTTTAAGTCACGAGTAATGGATGTCAAAGCCTGTGGAGTACCAGCCTCACCAGACCTCTCATCAATCATAAGATAGACACCATCTACAAAAACAATCTCCGGCCTGATCTTTTCAATCTTTGCCTGAAGACCTGAGACTGTCATAGCAGAAGCAGAATCTGTTAGATAGAACTTTTGCATGTTTTCCATGCGCTTCAAAGATTCTTTATAACGCTTCTCTTCATCAAGGTTAAGCTTTCCACGTGTGAGACGTGAGTGTGCAATGTTGGCACGCATAGCATCATGACGATGTTGCTGCTCAACGTTAGTCATTTCAAATGACTGGAACATAGGAACATGCCCACGCTCATGAACGTTTACAGCAATCTGCATAGCAAGAACAGACTTACCTGTCTTAGGTGGGGCAATGATCGTGATCAACTGACCGGCCTGTAGCCCAGCAGTCGCCTCATCAATAGTGCGGAAGCCTGTTGGGTATCCAAGTAGACCACCATCACGTGTCTTAACATCAAGGTACTCTTGATAACGCTGTTCAGGATTATCAGTCAGATCAAGATCAGAGCTTTGAGAGACACCCTCTTCGTATAGCTGAGCAACACCCTTAGACATCTCAACGATAGCAGCGCTGTGATCGCCTGAAGCAATATAATCTGCAGCGTTCTGAACAATCTCAATAGCATGCTGGCGCTTGCGGTAATCAATCAGCTGGTCTACTAGGTACTCTAATGAGTCCTCAACAGCAAGTAGGCGGTAAGTAGGAAAGTTATCCTTTACCGTTACTGCAGTAGGAACCTCTTCGTACTTAGTCCAGTGCTGACGGATAAACTTCCACACAGCCTTGTTCTCTGCAACAAAGAACCAATCATCTTCAATACCAGCTTCCATAGCCGGTACGATCTCCCTAGAGTAAACTACTTTAGAGATCAGCCTCTCTTCATTATCTGCCGCCATTTGCTTGCCCCAAATCCATATACCAATGCCCATAACGCAAACCACGTTCGGGTATATCAATTACATGCTTAACTTCTGGCCTATAAGGTAGTTCTGCCACGAGGTCTGCCACAACGTAATACGCTGTCGCATAGTTAAATGGATTAGTCCCTAGATTATCTAGGTCCTCAAGTACCTCATCCATCTCTTGCTGTGTGTAATCGAAACCTACAAGTTCTAACGAGTACTCATAGGTATCCCTAAATCTCCAAAAGGTTGCTAGCGCTAACCGATTGTAGGAAACTTCTTCTTCGGGTATCGTAATCCCGAATACTTTTTTAAGAGACGGGCGACGATCTATAATGCAGTCAAGAGTTACTATAACTCTCTTGGGAACTTCATTTGAAATATCGCCCCCACGCATAGTTAAAGTACTTCTACTCTGCCATACTTACAAAGAAACTTTCTGAACTCTGATGGATCTGTTCTAGCCACTTCACTCTCTTCTGGTGTTGCAGCTTTAGAAACTTCTACTGGGTACACCCCATTGTTATCCATCATGCGACTCTGTACAAACTTTGTGTGTTTGCACATAGACCTAGAAGAATAACCGGGACAGTTGCAACGCAACCTTGCGCTCTGTATATTGATCTCTACCTCGTGTACTCCAGTATCAGAGAGGAAGATCTGGGTTGCTTGCCATTCGCTCAATGTCTTATCCATTCTTTCTGCGATCCCCTCCAGGTGCTTTTACTAAGACCAATCCAAAAGCTTCGTTGATGAAGCTCTCCATTGGATCACCGTATTTGTTCCACTCTTCTATCGCAGTGTTTGATGTCACTAGCGTAGGTAGTCCTCGGTTGAACCTTGCACGAAGCAACTCGTCCAGAACATTTTCAGCCCACTGGCTCTGTGTTCGGTACTCCTTGCCCACATCATCCAATACAAGTACATCCAAATTCAGTGTACCCGCATTGCCATAGATCCTGTCAAGTTTGAGCTGGTTCTCCATCTTGTCATCATCGTCTGACCAGCTAGCCTTCTTGAGCCTTAGGAAGCTTGGGTAGTCTATAAACTCCCCCACCGGTTTTCTTAGATCTCCCGGCATAGTCTTAATTAGCTCTTGAAGGGCTACAGAGGCCAGTGTGGTCTTGCCATGACCTGGAGACCCTATGTATAGGAGTCCGAGGCCTGAGAGGCGGCTTCCAGGGCTTCTAATGACCCCTCCAGCTTGGACTGTACTGACCCACTCCATAGTTGCCTTTTTAGCCGGGGTATCCTCAAGATCTGAGAACTCCATCCCCATTGACTTGAATGGTACTCCTGAGTTCATGATCTGTTTACGGATACTCGGACCTAACGTATCAAGCTTGATCATTTACTCTCCTCCAAGTAGCCTTAGTAACTTCTCCTGTTGTGCAAGTGCTTCCGGTGTTTCATAGTCCACCGACTTCTTTGCAACGATTCCGTGAACCGATGGGTAGAACGCAAAGAAGCGTTGGTAGAGCGGCTTACCGATTCCAGCATCTCGGATGAGACGGCTATCGTTAAAGAACATTCTGATAGCCTTTAGAATCTGTACACGCTGTACGCCTTCGCCTACCTGCTTGTTAATCCAGCCTGCAAGACGTACGTTGTTAACTTGGCTAGGTACATTGGGAACCTTCTCGTGACAGAGCTGGTAGAACTCCGCAACCAAATCGCCTGTACTCCAGAGTTCCTCTGGTGAGTCGTGGCGGTTACGTCCAGCCTTCTCAGTCTTAGTAAGCTTGTACTTGGCGTTTAGGCGAGTCTGACGGTCATCAACCTGACCTACTGCTCCTGGGGCTGCCTCAATTTCTTCTGCTGCTCTAACACGAGCGGGCTTTACCTGAGGTTCTTCCCCATCAAGATTCCAAGGCATCTTCTCTCCCTCCCGAGCTTGCTCGGGTATAGATAATAATCCGTTAGGATTATTATCTATATTAGTACTAGTAGTGTTATCACTAATAGATATATAGTTATCAATATATAGGTGCCCTGACTTTCCCTGACCTGAAAACCCGTTGTCGGTAGGAATAAGCTTTAAGGCCTCTTCTGTAAATTTAAGCTGAGATACCCACTGGCCGTTGTTCTGCATACGGACAGAGCGGATGTACTTTGCTTCCTTCAACTCATTAATGGCAGTCTGAAGAGCGTCACGGCCCTCCATGACTTCATTAGATGCTTTTAGCTCATCTGCGGAGATCACACGACCCTTTGCCTCAAAAACGGTAAAGAGTGCACGAGCTCTCAAAGAAAGCTTTGAATTTAAACTTGGATGAATCATATTACCCTCCTGCTTTTAGTTTAGCGCCTAGGGATACGGTTTGGCAAACCACGGGCAGTTCTTGGGTTTACCCCGGTGAAAAGCTGCTCAACTAGGTATGACAAAGTTAGCCCCACAAAAGTGGCAGCCAATGTGTAAACAGTTAGATACTTAAGTCGGGTATCCAGGTTTAGACAGAATAGAGTAGAAAGTACAAGGGATGCAAGTCCCCTCCACTTTCCTAGATTAAAGATTAGACCTTCTACCGCCGTTAAAATACAGGCGGTAGCAAGTCCGGCAATTAATATAGTGGTCATGCCATCAGTTTACTGGCGGAAAACACACCTGTCAATTCCGAAGCTTTGACCGATGCTTGGAGTAGTTGGGGTACACGTTACGGTGTAGATGACATATGCCGCATTAAGTGTTGTGGCAGATGAGAATGTGTTGCCAAGATATGCCCAACGGTTAGTCTGTGTAACAGCTGCGCTAACAGTTCTTGTTCCTATTGCTGCAGGAATTAGATTGTTGTTAGCGTCATAGAAATTAACAGTCAATGTGTATGTTCCAACCGATGCTGCCGTAGGAAGAATTGCTACAGATGCATAGTAGCCTTGACCTGGAACTACAGGTACGTTAGCGGATGTGATTCCGTATGTTCCTGAAGCAGTAGAAGTAACCGCACAATATGCTGACCCGTGACTTACGTTATCGCCAAACAATGCTCCACGAGAAACAGTGCGAGCAAGTGTTGCAGATTTTCCCGACCATGTCCCTAAGTTAACTTCAAAGGATGCTGCTGGCAACAAAGAAGTTGTTAGCTCTGGAATTGGATCTGTTGGGTAACCAAGCTTAATAGCCCATGTACTTCCTTGAGGCATATAGGTTCCCAAAGTATTTGTAAGACGAGACTGCTTTACAAATAGGTTATTAAACCAGCTGCTCTTACCACCATAGATAGAGGGGACTTGTCCTACCCACATATTGGTCGCATTGTTTCCTGGATTAGGCATTGAAGTTACAACATAGTTAGAGTTGTTTGCATCTAAGAACCCACTAGGAGTATTTCCATACTCTGCTTGAATACCGTCAATGTTAAAGAACTGAGTTGTGGCAATTGTATAACCAGGACCCCCAGTTGGGTAGAGTTGTGGAGGAAGCGCAATAGAGATCGTAACTGTAAAGGATGTTTCACCAGGTTGCAGTTGACGCAAGTTCCAGATACGAATCCACTGATACTGATCGTGTTGGTAAACTTCCATATTATTACTTGTAGTTAATCCATTACCGGAAGTACCAATAGTGTAAACACCTTCAGCTGCACGTACATCTGCAGATACTACAAAGTCTTCACCACCAACAGCTGGAGCTGAAAGATACACAGTGGTGCTTATGGATGCTCCGTTAATCTGTGCTTGACCAAACGTTGTAGCTGTACCTGTAGCAGTGCTTGCAATAGTAAATGAGTATACAGATCCAGAAGTAACTGTAGCAACAGAGGTAATTGTTGCCCCGGTCCAACCAGTAGGGGTAGTAGTATTAAAGGTAGGAGTAGACCCAACCATGTTGCCCCAAATAGCAACTGATTGACCTACAGCAAATACTTGGGATGTTCCAGAGTACCGATAGGTTACGGCCGATCCAGTAGAACTAATTGCCGTAATA